AATCATCTTCCTTTCTATATTTGAGTACAAAAATAACAGCCCCACAACAGAACAACAGTTCTGCTTGTATGACTGCTCCGAAGATGATACAATATTATTGCTTCATATAATCTGCACCGCTCTTCGGAGTTTGGTGCGTCAACCGTCCTTGTTGGTAGCAAGGGCGGTTTTGTTTTATTTAATTATCTCTGTTTACAAATTCGCTACATACATCTCTCAACTCTGTATATAACTCATCTGTAAGTTCTTCACCGGCATATTGTCTTTCCAGTAGTTCTCTTCCATAAGCTCTCAATTCTGTATCGGTTAAGGAAGAAAGTTTGTTGTCATAAACGTATTCTTTTATATTCATGGTTCATTCATGCAAATGAGTCTTGTTCCAAACACCACAAATTAACTATTTACTGTAAACAAACTGAATATCTTTTGATGACCAGAAATCAGGAGCAACGCTAACCTCGAATTTCGAGAAAGTTGTAGGTACCTGATATGCAATCACACCGTTCATCTTCTTTCCAGCAGCAACACTTCCATCAAGCTGATTCTTTCCACTGGCTTCAGGGGCTTGAAGTCCAATAAGATCTTGTGTTAGTGAGTAATCATCGCAATAGGCTTCAAAATTCATTACGGAGCTGATGCTGATATCTTTTGATGAGTTGTTTGCAATCTCAAACTCAAGGATTAAGAACTCGTTTCCTTCGTCAGGGGTAGTATATTCCCCACCAGCAGATTCGGTGATGTTCACAAGTGTAATTTCAACATCATTGAGATTCACAGTATCTCCAACGTTAAATACAGTCTGTTCCGGCTCTGATTCATTCTTTGAAGTATCTTGCGTTGCGTCAGTAGAAGTGTCACTGTTTACTTTTTTAGGTCCGTCATCCTTTCCACCAATAACAGAACCTATGATACCGAGTATAATAATTACGCCGATAACAATTAATACAGTTTTTAAACATCCGCCTTTCTTTTTCATTCGTGTTTCCCTCTCTTTCTTTTAGTGATATAGCCTTGTTTGCTAAGCGCACCACACGCTTTATATAAATCCCTTCCGGGAGTTATATCTTTAATCATCTAATATTATTTCAATACCGACTTCTTTAGCTTTTTCCATAAGCAATAAGAAATTCTTTGTTTCAGTTCGCTTCATTCTGCGGTAAGCAGAAAAGCTTTTTGGAGCATCATCCGGCAAAGCATACACAATACGATAATACTCTTTTCTATCACGCATCTGAGTGTCTCGTTTCTTTTTATCCTCTGTATATAGAATATAGTTTCTCTTTTCTTCTTCTGTCCTATCATCAATATACGGGCGTGTACTTGCTTGAATCACATCTACATCATTTCCGAATTTATCTTTTATAGCGTTACTATACTTGATGGAAAAAGGCGCAATGGTATGTCTGCATCCATCATGAACTTTCCCGGTTTTTAGAATCACTTCAGGCAATTTTGGAAAAATTTTACTGTTACCAGATAAGCTATACACTCGCCCTTGAAGTTTGTTGCATATCTCACAGCATGAACAATGAGCGCTCATCTGTACTAGATCCGTATTGTATTTTTTACAATTCTTAATAGTTAGATTAGTAATTTCTAATGACAAGTCTTTTACTATTCCATGTTGTTTGAGATAACTTTTAATCTTTAGCTCTTCTGATTCAGCTTCTTCCAATCTCAGCTCCTGCAGCAATACCTTGCAATAACATAGATAATCTTCTTCTAAAAACCAATTGTTTGAAGCTGCCATAAAAAGGTAGAGTCTTCGGTAAAGATGATCAGACTCATTAACAAGACCATTGGTTCTTAGAAGACCTGCTTTCATCTTTAGGAAATAATCTAAACTTCCAGTTATTCCGTATCCGTTGAAACTTAAAAAAGACGGGATTGGAAGTTTATCTATATCGTTAATATCATGCAAATCATACGATTTACCATCTGAATTTATAAACCTAGCATTGTAGGTATATTCTGTCTCTTCAGGAGTTACTTTACATAACTGTCCATTTTTGAAGTAGAGAACTTGATATTTTTTTGATAATTCCAATTTCTTTGTACTTTCTAATTTTAATTTATCTAGAAATGAATTTAGTAAGTCCATTGTCCGCACCTTATTTTAAAGCATTTTAATAACCGTAAGATATGGGATGAAGTATATTACATAGTTATCCACTGTCGTATAAACTCCATACTTATCTCTGTAACAGCTGATACATTCTTCTAAGTATTTCTCTGTTACTTCTAAATATTCTGCAATCTCATATCTGTTTCGACATCCAAACTCAAATGCATTAATGATTCCGGTGAGTCCGATCAGACGGTTGTAACCATGTAATCTAGCTTGACGCTCCTGCTTCCTGTTCCATGATTTTGAGATATCACAGATATTTCCAACAGTTGTGTGGTGATGTCCAAGTTCTTCACCTAGTACACAAGTCCTTTCTATTGTTGTACGGAGCTTTGAACTCATTCCGATAACACCATCTGCATACAATCCGTGAATCCTATCACTTTCAAAATCACACGATACAATCTCTACACCGTCCTTGCAGGCTTCATCTTCAAGTCTTTCATAATTATTCATGTGAATCCCTCCCACTACAGCATATCTTCCTACGTGTACAATAAAAACACTATCTTCTCTTATTTTTTACAAATGCAGCAAAGTTTCTAATTTCTTCCATCTCGGATTCAGTGTATTCGTCACCCTCGAAGTGCGCTGCGAGAGTTGTTGGTTCATTATCGATGCCGAGCAATGTATCTGCAGATACATTCAGAGAAGAAGCAATCTTTTTGATTGTATCCACATTAGGTTCTCTTTTTCCACTTTCATATAAAGAGTATGTCGATTTTGCTACGCCGATATTTTCTGCCAAATCTTTCTGCGATATGCCGGATTTAAGCCTAGCTTCTTTTAAATTCTCATTAAAATTATCACCCATAATGTTATTCCTCCTGTTACATATGATTATAAATATGTGAATGCAAAGTGTCAATAAAAAGTTTACAAAATGCAAAGAAAAGTATTGACAAATTTGCAGAACGCAATTATAGTATAACTGTGGTTTGCAAAACGCAAACAATAAAGCGAAAGGAGAATAAAATTGTTTAGGAACTTAGAAGCAGAACAGGCTAGATTCAATTTCACAAACCAACAGATGGCTGAAAAATTAGGTATGTCAAGAGTTTCTTATGAGAACAAAAAGAAATCAGGAAAATTCACAGCATTGGAAGCAAAAAAGCTGTGCAAATTGTTCAAGGTTAAATTTGATTATCTTTTTGAAACAAAAGAGGAAAAGTAGAAAGGAGAGAAGAAATGATGGTAGCACAAAAAGTAGATACAGCAATAGAATGCGTGTGCGACTTTTTAAAAAGAGAAATCGAAAAAGTTTCATCTATTTATGAAAGTCAAGAATTAACAGAATTAACAAAAGCTCTAGCAGAGCTGGTGTCTGCTAGAGCGAAACTGAACTAGTTTTCATTCTCACTAAGTTCAACTAATTTGTTGTAGATTTCCTGCATAAATTCAGCAATACGTGCTCCACCATCTTTATTTGCAGAAGCGTTGGAGTTTGAGAGTTTAGCTACGGTAATCTCAACGGTTTTGTTAATTAAGTCTTGATTTCTTGTCATAAAAATCTCCTTTCGTGATTACTCGGCATGGCAGTGCCTGTATTTAAAGTATAGAAGATAAGGAGTGAAAAAGCAATGGAAGTTCAGATGACACTTATCATTTAAGAAGAGCAAAAAGAAAGGAGAAAGGAAATGCTTACACAGATATGGAATGAGTTATCATCACCAGAGAAGTTGGTAGTGATTGTGTGGATGGCAGCTATAGTAGGAGCTATATTAATGCACATATCAGGAGTGATAATGGATCATGTACTCGACCCGTTTGAAGGACATACAGGAGCTATATTAACGATTGCCTATTTAGTATATGCCGTTATAGTGTGCTACATATTCGGACAGGTGATGATTGCGATTAATTAATTATTTTCTTAATGGTTTATAGCGGCGTAGCTCCTTCTTAATACAAGGAACAATATGCTCGTTCAGTAAAAAGGTAAGACGCTCTTGGTTCTTATCAGGATTGTTTTCTTGAACCAAATTACAATATTCACGAAAGTATACAAAGTCCTCTTTTGAAACATACGGACTAAGAGCAAAGTAAGCTTTCATTAAACCATTGATATATCGATCAGAGTCAAGATGAAGTTGTCCGGTATAAGATAGGAAATTTTCAAATAGATCTCTTTTGTGATTGAACTCGTTGTCATAAACGTTTCTTTTGAAATCAAGATGCTTCGCAATCAGTTTAAAAAGATTGTCTATGATAGCGGTAATCGGTGGAGAAACTAAAGCAACAAGAGCAATGAGAGCAACAATATCATTTGCGATCAAATTTTTTAAAGCTTCAAACATGGTAACAACCTCCTACGTGATTTAAACATATTATATCATATGGAGATAAAAAAGGAGAGAAGAAAGGAAGAATATGAATAACTTACAGATTTTTAATTCAGAAGAGTTCGGTGATATCCGAACAGTGCAACTTAATAATGAAATTTATTTTGTAGGAAAAGATGTGGCAGAAGCACTTGGATATTCCAACGCAAGTAAAGCTGTTTCGACTCATGTTGGAGAAGAAGATAGGATTTTAAAAGTCCTTGAAGCAGATTCCCAAAATGGGAATGTGGTAAAAACTCAGACAGCACTTATCAACGAATCCGGCTTATACGCTTTAATCTTTGGGAGTAAGTTGGAATCCGCTAAGAGATTCAAGCACTGGGTTACATCAGAAGTGCTTCCGACAATTAGAAAGACCGGTTCTTATCAGAAACCAATGAGTCCAGTAGAAATAATGCGTATTCAATTAGGCATGATTGACGATCATGAGGACAGGATTACAGACCTGGAGCAGAACATGACACTGGATTATGGTCAGCAGATGACACTTGGTGATGCAGTTAGCAAAGCAGTTATTGATGCACTTGGAGGAAAAGAAAGTAATGCATACAAGGAAATCAGTAAAAAAGTTTTTGCTGAGTGTAACAGGGATTTGAAGCATTACTTCAATGTAAATGCTCGCAATAACGTGCCGAAGAGGAAATTCGATGAAGCTGTCAACTATGTGAAGAATTGGCAGCCATGCACAAATACAAGGATTATGATTCAGGACTGCAATGCGCAGATAAGCTTGTAAGAGGGGGGATAAAAGATGGAGCTTCAACTTATCCATTGCGGATCACCAATGATATATGAATGTGCTAGAGGGGGGGGTACGAAGATGGACATTTTCTTACATACCAGAGCAAGATGCAATAGTTATGAATAAGAACCACAAAAATTACGAAGATCACAAAAAACTTTTGCTTATATACCTAAGTTTTGATGATTTGCAAAGAAAAGAGTTTTTACCAATGGCAAGAAGCCTCGGAACAACATTCTTTGATTCAATTAATAAGGTATTGAGAATCCGAAAGAAGATTCATCGTAATAAGTACAAACAGTAACAAAGATTTGGGGAGAAGGAAGTGATGCAGATGACAAAAGCACAAGCCGTTGCAGAACTGGAACGTATCCAAGAATTGCTTCCTCTAATTGCTGAAGCTGTCAAAGAAGAACGAAAGCCAGTGAACAGATACGCAAAGACATCTTATTTCAAAGAAGCTTACGGTCAATCAATGGGAACTGTTAAGAATCGGAAGTACGGAATCATGAATCAGATTAAGCTAGGTCGGTATCCAAAAGATGCGATCATTGACAGATACATTGATAAAGCGGTCTACGCAGATTACAATCGGTTCTTCAAACATCTTGAAGGTGCTACGAAAAAGTATGTGCCTGAATACGATCCGGTAGAAGCAATGGTGTTAGTAAGAAAAATGGAAGGCAGAGAAGAATATGAACTGTCGCAATTATAGAAAAAGGAAACACTGCATAGAGAGAAGCAGAGGTTATCCGTGTATATCTTACAAGAAAGAAGGTGGGAAAAATGAATCAGATCGATATGATCGACATCCAAAGGAGAACAATCCAGATCATTGATATCAAGAGGAAGCCGAGAAGAATTGAACTTGATGATAGAGAAGAAAAAAAGTCTGCTGTTATGACAGTAGTTGCGATGGGATTGGTAATCTTCTTAAGTATCGCAACATGGGTTATCTTCGGATACTAAAATAAGTGCCCGGGAAAGACGGCAAATCTTCAGGCACTTAGGTAATAAACCAACTTAATGATACCAATTAAAAGAGGAGAAAGCAATGGGAGAAATTAATTTTACTATAACTTTAGACAAGCTGAACGCAATCGTTCCGATATTCGCATCAGAGTTTTGTGAAATGAATAGCTGTGAAGACGAAGACTTGATTATGAAAACATCAGCATACATTTTCGCAAACGTAGAACGGTACGTGCATGGAGAAAGAGAAATTGACGAAAAAGATCTCGCAATTAGCTCATTTGTTCTGAAATTAATGCAGGAATTGCCACTGTGAAAGGAGAAAGAAATGGGAGAAAAAACAATCGAAATCAAAATGGATGAGTTTATCCGTCTTTGCAGAGTAGATGCAAGAATGGAGGCGTTGATAGCTTACATCAAGAGCGAAAAAAACGGATTTGTAAAACTGGATACAGTGAAAACAATCATTGGAATCCCTGATAAGCCTGAAGAACCATCAGTATGGGATCACGAGGAGCTGTCCTTTGAAGAATTAGGAATCACACAACACAAGATGCATAAGAGACATGCAGATAATTACAATGCGGAGGAAAGAGAAGATGCAGGAACTGAAATTTGATGTAGTACAGAGTATTGGCGAAATTACAGCCAACTTTGAGGAATTTAAAAACCAGGTTTCAATGGAACTTGAGAAATACAAAAAGAAAGAATTTACAGAAGAGACAAAGAAGGATGCGAAGAAAGACCTCGCAGAGCTGAGAAAGAAAAAGGCAGCTGTGAACGAGAGGAGAATCGAAGTAAAGAAGGAGTACATGAAGACTTATGATGAGTTCGAAGCTAAGGTGAAGGAACTTATCACACTGATTGATGAGCCGATCACGTTAATTGACAGCAAGGTTAAAGAGTTTGAGGAAAAGCGTATTAAAGAGCGTAGAGAAGAGATCCAGATTGCTTATGAAGAGATTGTTCCGGAAGAATTACAAGATTACATTCCACTGGAAAGAATCTACGGAAGTAAGTGGACGAATGCCGGTACGAAAATGAAAGACATTAGAGAAGAACTTACTAGCAGAGTTGCAACTACAAATGCTGATATCAATGCTATCAAAGCCATGAGATCAGAAAAAGAAGAAACTGCTCTTAACTTCTACATGGAGAATAACAACCTTGCATCAGCAATTAAGTACCTTAGTGATTACGAAATTCAGAAAGCAGAGATCCTTAAGAGAAAAGAAGCAGAAGAAGCTGCCAGAAGAGAAAGAGAATTGGAAGCTGAAAGAGAACGCATCCGTCTTGAAGAACGTAGAAGAATTCTCGAAGAAGAGGAAATCAAGAGAAAAGCGGAGAAAGAGACTGTTGAAAAGCTGAAAGAAGTAGATGAGGAACAGGCAAGATTCTTGAGCAGCGAAGAGTCTAAGAAGGTAATTTACACCGTTGTTGCTACAGAAGAGGAACTTAAAGATATTGAACAGGCAATGACAAGCTTTGGTGTTTACTTTGAAAGGAAGGATGTTTGATGGAGATTGGAGAAAAGTTATCCAAACTGCAGCAGGATATGAAAGTCCCCAAAGATCAATATAACAAATTTGGTAAATTCTATTATCGAAATGCGGAGACGATTCTTGCTGAATTCAAGAAATATGAAAAGGATTTAAAGGTCTTTCTGACGCTGAAAGACGAAATTGTGGAAGTTGTTGGGAAGGTGTATATAAAAGCCACAGCAACTTTGGTTGATTGCGAATCAGATGAGGAGATTTCTGTAACTGCTTATGCGAGAGAATCAGAGGAAAAGAAAGGAATGGATGAAGCGCAGATTACTGGATCAGTATCCAGCTATGCAAGAAAATACGCATTGAATGGTTTGTTTCTTTTGGATGATGTGAAAGATCCTGATTCTGATGAATATGAAAAGCAGAAGAATCAAGACAAGTCTGATCAGAAAGATGGGAAGAGTACAAGCAGCAATATAAAGATTAATCAAAATCATATTAATTCTCTTCGGAGTTTGTTTACTGAAAATGGAATTGATGAAAGTAAAGTACTTGTATTGTATAAAGTGCAGAAAATAGAAGCGCTGACGATTAACCAGTATAAGAATGCTTTTGATCACGTAAAAGAGTTGAAGGAGAGTTGTAGTGTATAAATGAAGTTCACCGGAAAGTTAAAAGAGCCAATTATTGACTTTGCTACACGGCGGCTGACCATTCTGTTTGAGCCAAACGAGGACTTTCTTGAAGCCTATGAGGAATTGAAAGGTAAAGAAGTATTAAGCCTTGAAATCAAGCCATACAGGAAGAAGAGAAGCCTTGATGCGAACGCTTACTACTGGGTATTACTCACAAAGCTTGCGAAACTGATGAACACATCTAATGCAGAGATGCATAACTTGATGCTGATTCACTACGGACAGCCGGAGATCATTGAAGGCAAGTCAATTTTCATGACAGTGCCGGATACGGAAGATGCAGAGCAGAAGTTGATGCAATCAACAGAGTATCATCTGATGCCGACATCACAAGTAAGACAAGGTGTAGACGGTGTAATGTACAGGACTTACAAGCTTTTGAGAGGATCGAGCACTTATAACACAGAAGAGATGGCAAGGCTCATTGATGGACTTATCACAAGCTGCAAAGAAGCTGGAATGACGGATGCTGCGATTGCAACACCGGACGAAAAGAGATTGCTGAAAGAAAGGTATGGTGTGGATATTGGCTAAACGGTTGAAGAGCGTATTCACAGAAGATATGAACCACTGCTACTTCACTGGTTATCCATATCCACATATTCACCATATCTTCTATGGAAGCAGACGAAAACTATCAGAGAGATACGGATATGTGATTCCCCTGGCACCGTATCTCCATGAATTTCAGAAGGGGAGCGTACATGACAATCCGAATCACGGGCTGGACTTACAGCTTAAGCAGATGGCTCAGAAACATTTTGAAGAGCATATAGGCAGCAGAGAAGAGTTCAGAGAGGTATTCGGAAAGTCTTGGCTATAACTGGTATTAACCTAGCGGATAAGGTTGATATATAAACTCCTAATGGCTGACTGAAACAGTATGTCACAATCCTTAATCAGAGCCATGATGATTCATCTCCTCGGCTTGTCCGGGGAGAGAAAGGAGAACAATGCAGACTTACGATATTGACATATTAGATTACATCAGAACCGGACATGACAGAGCAATCACGAGAGCTGAATTGTCTGATCTGACCGGTATAGACGATAGAACGATAAGAGACATGATCCATTATGCAAGACGAGATATTCCGATTCTCAATATGCAAGATGGCAGAGGATACTTCATTCCAGACATGAACATCTTAGAAGAGAGAATGATGCTGATGAAGTACATCAGACAAGAAGAAAGCCGATTGAAGAGTATCGGCTGGGCATTAAAAACAGCAAGGCGAACAGCCAAGAACTGCAACATGGAGGTAGACAATGAACTCGAACAGAAAAGGGAAAGAAGGAGAAAGAGAATTAGCAAATCTGCTTAAATCACATGGATATGATTGCCGAAGAGGGCAGCAGTTCTGCGGATCCAATGGAGATGCAGATGTAGTTGGTCTTCCTGGCATCCATATTGAGTGCAAGAGAGTAGAGAAGCTTAACATTGATACCGCTATGGAACAGTCCGAAAACGATGCGAGAGAGGGTGAAATACCTACTGTGATGCATCGAAAAAATCATAGATCTTGGTTGGTTACAATGAAGTTTGAAGATTGGATGGAAGTGTATGAAAGGGGATTACGTAAAGATTAACCGGTCACTTCTTGAATGGGGTTGGTACCAAGATAAAAACACTTGCAGATTGTTCATACACATGCTGTTAAAGGCTAACTGGAAGGACGGATTTTTCTTAGGAATAGAGATAAAAAGAGGTTCATTTGTGTCTTCTTTAGCCAAATTATCTGAGGAAACTAACCTCTCAGTTAGAGAAATAAGAACAGCACTAAAACACCTAGAATCGACAGGCGAAGTGACAAGCACAAAATACAACAAATTCACTGTATTTACAGTAAATAATTACTGTTCTTATCAATCAATCGACAGGCAAAGTGACAAGCAAGTGACAAGCAATCGACAAGCAAGTGACAAGCAAGTGACAACAATAGAAGAAAGGAAGAAAGGAAGAAGGGAAGAATATATAGATACTGACGTATCTATAATGCAGCATAGCATTTCAGCAATCATCAATGCGTGGAATCAACTAGAGCCTTACGGAATCAAAATGATTTACCGGATCAATCAAGGTTCTAAACGATACACTTCACTGGCCAAACTCATTGACCAATTCGGAGAAGAGAAAGTGATTGATGGCATTGCTAAGGTCAAGGCAAGTGAATTTCTTCAAGGGAAGACAGATGCAAGATTCTCACTGAACTTTGACTGGTTCATCAATCCGGACAACTTCGAAAAGATTCTTGATGGCAAGTACACAGAGAAGTTCAAGAAGCCAACGAAGAACAATAACAACTTTGAGCGAAGACAGTATGACATGGATGATTTGGAGAGCAAGCTACTTGGAAGGTGATTAAGAATGGCAGAGGAAAAAAGTGGCTGGGCGGTATGCTCAGTCTGTGGAAAAGAATTTGAGATAGTCGGCAACCGAAAGAAGTGTTGTAGCAAGGCTTGCGGAGAAGAAAGAAGCCGAAGACAGTGTTGTGAGAGAGGAAAGGCAAGATACAGAGCCTTGAGTCCTGAACAGAAAAAGGAACTTGCAATGAAACGAAAGCAAGCCAAACCGAAGAAAGTAAAAGGCGCAATGAAACCGAAGTTTCAAAACGAGCTAGCAAGAGTTGCAGCGGAAGCAAGAAAACATGGAATGAGCTATGGCAAATACGTAGCGAATTGTGAAGGGAGAAGATATGGCTAAGATGATTGATGCAGAAGAATTTCTTTCCTGGCTGAACGAATCAGAGGAAGAATTGAAGAACACGATGGCAGATGAACTGAATCCGGACCGGAAGGACGAAGGGATCCTACTCACAACAGAGACCGTCAGAAAGTATGTCGAGAAGATGTGCAAGATTGACAATGCTGACAGTAAGCGTGGATGGATACCAGTGACAGAAAGACTTCCGGAAGATGAAAGAGATGTACTACTCACACTTGAGTCAACGAACGGTAACGGATACAGAGAGTACAGTGTAGGGTGCTACATCCAAGTGTTTGACGAGGACGCAGAGAAGCATTGGTTTGACAGACAGTATGGCTATCTCGAATGGGATAGATACTCAAACGGACACGGTGGATGCTCACTGTACAGAGTGGCAGCATGGATGCCGATTCCGAATCTGTACAAGGGATAAAGACCATGAACAGACAAGAGAAAGAGGATCAGGCGCAGATTGAGTACCTGAGACGATGGAAAGAGAAGAAACAGAAGAGAAAGAAGCTGTTAGAAAAACTGAGAAAGAGAGGCACGAAATGAAATACAAAGTTGGAGACAAGGTAAGAGTCAGGAGTGATTTAAAAAATACGGTGCTGTATGGTGGTTTATATGCAGTTGATGAAATGTTAAAGAAAAAGATCGTAACGATTACATCCGTGCATGATGATTACTACAAAGTTGTAGAAGATGACTATAAGTGGACAGACGGAATGCTTGAAGGATTAGTAGAGGATGAACTGACAGCGGAAGAAGCAATTATACTTAGAGGCGAAATGTGTGAGGGAAGGAGTTGCAGTCGTTGCAAGCTGAGTGCCTATAACAATGGCACGGGTATTACCTGTAATGAATTAGCGGTAAAACATCCTGAACGATATATCGAAGTCCTCAAACAGTACAAGAAAGACCATGAAAAGAAAGAAATTGAAGTTGTGAAGAAAACCTGTTGCCTTGTAATAGACGAAAAAAGAACGGTTGTTCACGAAGAGGAAATTGACAATCATGATTCTTGCGAAGAAGTGCTGAAAAGATATTGCGAAGAGCATGACGGAAAGTTTTTTGCAATATGCGAAAGCAGATATGCGGTAAAGGAGTAAGTCATGAATATTGGAGACAAGATAGATTACATGATTCAGTGTTTGAAAGTCGCAAAAGCTGAGTATGATTACATGGCTGATTACATTGCCAATGAACCGACTGAAAGGCAAGAGTTGTGGAAGTTCCTTGATACACACAGAAGTCCGAACAAAGCATTGATTAAAAACAACTTGAAGAATGTGGCAAGGATGGGATTCCAGGTTGCAAATGAGGTGAAGTGATGATATGGGAAAGAGAAAGATAAAATGCACTAACAGTTCTTGCAAGCACAATATAGGAGAAAATGGATGTGATACCTGTATAACCATTGACTGTTCTGGAAAATGTCAGTCGTTTGAAAAAGGGTTTCCTTATTATTTCCGCATAGTATGGGATGCATTGGGAAACTCGAATTGCATTGATATGATAAAAATCAAGATGGATCCAGATTTGAGAATCGGGTTGTATTATGTGATGGAGTGCTATGGACTTGGATTTTCGGAAATGGAGTGGGGCACATGCCGGATGGTGATGTTAAAAGATAAAGAAGATGGCAAGGGACTGAAATATGAGGAAATTATAAAAAGAGAAATGGATATGGAAAAGTTCCAGAAGTTTCTTGATGATTTTAAAAACGGAATAATGCAAAGACCGGAACAAAAAGAACAGCCAAATACCGAATCAAAAGAGTTTGGATGGTTGTCACCAACTGGTGATTTTATAGAATCTCCGTTTGGAACTCATGAAGAATCAGCATCTGAAATATGCAGAAGCAAGGGATTTAACGATGAATATCGGAAATGGAGAGATGAAAATAAGGATGCATATGTTCATCTTAAAAGAGATTTCTTACAAGAAGTAAAAGGATATTGTTTAATACACAATCCGTATGGTTACGGTGGATATATTGTGACAAACATGAGAAATCTGACGAAGAAGCAAAAAGAATTCCTATATGGATATTTTATTGATATGGGAGACAGATTCAAAGCGGAACAATTTATTGATTAAAGCAAACAGAAAGGAGTACGGAGCTCCGGCCGGGCAAAGATATATCGGCTCCTTTCGAAGATATGAAAGATTTAATTATAGACGCCTTTGCCGGTGGCGGGGGTGCATCCGTAGGAATTGAGATGGCACTCGGTAGACCGGTAGACATAGCAATCAACCACGATCCAGATGCCATATTGATGCATAAGACGAACCATCAGGACACACTTCATCTGACGGAGGATATTTTCAAGGTTAACTTGAAGAAGTATATAAAAGGACAGCATGTGGCTCTTATGTGGGCGAGCCCAGATTGTACAAGTCATTCCAAGGCAAAGGGCGGTAAGCCAAGAGAGAAAGGCTTGAGGATACTTCCGTGGGCGGTATATAAGCACGCAAAAGCAATTCTGCCGGATGTAATTCTTATGGAGAACGTAGAAGAAATACAACAGTGGGGTCCGTTGGACGAAAAAGGTTATCCGATACCGGAGAAAAAAGGTGAGGATTATAAAAAATTCATTACAGCAATGAAGAGCCTCGGGTACCGTTTTGGTAGTAGAGAGCTGGTAGCTGCAGATTACGGAGCACCGACCACAAGAAAGAGATGGTATGCGATATTCCGTAGAGATGGACGGGAAATCAGATTCCCAAAGCAGACTCACAGTGCAGACGGCATCGGATTTGAGAAGTGGAAACCTTGTGGAGATTACATTGACTGGTCAGACCTTGGAAGTTCGATATTTGAGCGGAAGAAACCACTTGCAGAAGCTACACAGAAGAGAATTGCAAACGGTATCAAGAAATACATCATCGATGCAGAATCTCCGTATATCGTGAAAAACAAAGATGCACTGGCATACATCATTCAATATCACGGAGAGACAAGAGCCGGTGATTCAAGAGGACAGCTTTTGACAGAACCGATCAAGACGATTGATACATCGAATAGATACGGACTTGTGACAGCATTTATCACGAAATATTACAAGACGGGGATTGGACAGGGGCGTGATGAACCATTACATACAATTACGACATCTCCGGGTCACTTCGGTTTGGTATCAGCATTTCTGATTAAGTATTACGGCGGTGGGTGCGGACAAACACTGAATAGACCGCTTGATACGATCACAACGAAAGACCGTTTTGGACTGGTGAATGTAATCCTGGATATCAAGGGCGAGAAATACATCATATCAGACATTTTTCTTCGGATGCTGAAACCAGAAGAATTAAAACTGATGCAAGGATTTCCAAAGGATTACATCATTAACAGGGACTATAACTGGAAGAATTACCCGATTGCGAAACAAGTAGCGAGAATTGGAAACAGTGTAGTGCCGATAATGGCGCAGAAACTTGTAGAAGCGAATTGTTCGTATCTGAAAGTCGGTGAGAGAATGCCGAACATGAGCATTGATGATACACAGGAACAATTAAGATTTGCTTAAATAACAGTACCTTGACAATTGAATATTGATGGTTGGAGTGGTATAATCTTCGTATCAAATAGACGGAGGAGGATATCGATATGAGAACTTGCTTTTGGTGTGAAGGAACCGGGAAATTCAAAAAACCTAGAGATGAAGAAAAATATTCAGAAATATTTGACAGGTATGATGCTCCGGGAACGTTATCAATGGGAGAATGTAGAAAAAGAGCTCTCGAGGAAGTTGGATACGACTTGGTAAAATGCAAGCATTGCAATGGAACTGGAATTCAAAAAGATTAAAATTGCTCTTACCAACCATCAATATCGGTGGTTGGTATTTTTTTACGCATTTTTAAGGAGAAAGGAACGAAACATAATGGCTAAATTTATTATTGAAGTGGAACTGGACTGGGTAGACGAGGAAAACGGATACACTATTGATGAAGAAATCAAAGAACAGGTTGTAAGAGGTGTCAAGGATGCACTTCTTAGGAAAGCAACAGATGAAGCTGTACAGAGAGTGGATAAAGCTATTGCAGATAAGATTCTCGAAGCAGAAGGAACGATTCAAGATACTGTAGACAAATTTGTTAAGACCGTATCAGAAGAAAAGATTGCAAATATCATGATGCCGACAAGAACAGGTTCATGGAGTAGTGATGTAAAATACATTCCATTGTCTGAATATGTTGGAAAGAGATTTGAAGCATTTTCTAAGGAAAAAAGGTATGACAAATACGGAAATACTACCACCTATTCGAGTGAGCGAGAATTATCTATGGCTGAACTACTCACAAGGCAATATCTTGAAAAAGAACTTGGTGCAAAAGTAGAAAATATGATTGCTACTGCAAAAAGAGAAGTGGAAGAAAGTCTTGTGAAGTCACTGGAACAGAAGTTGAAAGAGAATCTTGCGAAAGAAACAATTGAGAGAATGAATATTCCTGATGTTTTGAAGAGGTTTAGTGAGATGGCACTTGAAGATAAAACCGAATAGATGTATGAGGGAGAGTAACGAATTATGAGAAAGTATGTAGTTAAACTACCAAGAGGAATTGAAGTGGATATTTTTAATCTGCCGGAAGATTTTGAAGAGCAGATAAAAGAATCTTTCAGAGATTATACAGAGGAAACCGCAAAAAAATATAGGTATTGCGACAAGCTTGGATATATTGATCGTTGTGTATGGTATCTGAATAATGGCAAAGATTCTGAAGATGCCGTAAATGAAATGGTCGAGGGACGTATCCTTTATGAGTGGAGAGAAAACGGAGAAATTATACAGGAAGATGATGTGTACTGTTTTGAATTCATGAGCGAATGCTATGACAGAGGAAATAAAGATGCAAAGCTGTATTCTCACTTCGGCAGTGACGATCATCACATTTATGACCAGCTTCAGAAAGTACTGGTAAAAGTAATTACAATTGTAATGAATTATGAGGACTGATGAAGAAAAGGAGAAATCACATGAAAGGGAAGAATACACTGGAAGATAAGCCTTTTCGATATGGTGGGATTTTGAAACAATACAGCAAAGATTGATAAAGGCAGCAACGGAGGGATAAAGCGTGGCAGCAAGGAAAGCAAGAAAACCAAAGTGCCAGAAAAGCGAATACCCAACATTGCCGGGGCAACTGGGGTATCTTAACAGCTATTATTGCCCGGTATGCGGAAAGCATTTGTTTTCGGCATACGACAAGGACATGGGAAAAGACGGATACAATTTATTTTGAGAGTCTGTCGAGAAACATTGGGATATCAGCAATATGTGATTCGATTTATGGTGAATTGCAGAAAAGTGGAAAGCACATGGTCATGGCAAGAAGAAAGAGGGAATAGAAATGAAACTAAAACCAGTAGTAAAGGCAAGTGAGTTTGTGAGATTCGGATTCAAGCCTTGCCGAGGACTTCCGAAAAGCGCAGAGAGTTACTATCTCTGCGTGAAGAACGGACACAGAGTGATGTTTGTGGACAGTAAGCATTTTACTGAAACTGAGTGGCCGATCAAAGATGCAAGGATCCACAAGAATCCAAACTGTAAATTCAGCGACAAGCGAACAGCAACCGAGATTGAGTGTGAACTGGTTGTGAATGGCTTGCTGGAAGAGGTGAGAGAATGAAAGAGAGATTAACAACATACCACTGTGGAAAAGCGGTGATTAAGGACAAGAATAAGCTGTCAGAAGCGATGGAGAAGTTAGCTGAGTTTGAGGAAAAAGAAAAATGTGGAGAATGGCTTGATGCTATCGAACTTGCGAAAATTGCTATTGCACTGCAAAGTCAGAAGTGGATTCCATGCAGCGAGAGGTTGCCGGAGAAACCAAAGGTCGATTCTTCCGATGGTTACATTGTGCAGAGTAGGCACGTTATACAGCCATTTTCCGCTTATTGGGATGGCAGATGGTGGACAAACGATGATGATAATGTAGTGGACGGAGTGATAGCATGGAAGCCACTTCCTGAACCGTACAGAGAGGGAGAATGATATGAGCAGACTAATTGATGCGGATGAATTTCAAAAACAGATAGTAGGAATGACAATCTTGAACAATTATCCACCGGACAAAGCTAATGCACTTTGCAAATTGGTAGATAGCCAGCCGACAGAATTTGATGTGGAGAAAGTTCTGAATGAATTAAAGCGTGAAGAATCAGAAGCACTTAGAAGATATAGTGAATCAAAGGGAACGGCTTATGCATTTTCTGATAAATGTTCCTGTGATAATTGGGCGAAAGCAATTGAAATTGTGAAGCGAGGTGGAGTAGATGAAAAATAAAGAAAAGTTTTCAAAAGAAATTGTGGAGATTGCTTGCAAAGGACACGATTTTAGGGTTGATAAAAATACGAATGAAGTTGCGGATTGCTGTGACGCTCCATGTGCAGCTTGTTTGTTTTTGGAGATGGAAGACTGTGACAAGGCAAGAAGAGAGTGGGCAGAGTCAGAGTACATCGAAAAGCCAGTGATAGTGATAAGCAAAAAGGACAGAGCGTTTTTGGAATATCTTAAAGAAGAATTCAAATACATTGTAAGATATAAAGATGGTACTTTATTTGCATATAAAGACCAACTTACCACTTGGTTTAGGTTAGATTGTCGTTTTGATGTATGCTTTCCAATGATTAAATGGGAAGGTAATGAAGAGATATGGTCAATCAAAGATCTGAAGAAGTTAGAAGTGGTGGAAGAATATGAGTAGAGAAATTCTTTTTAGAGCGAAACATATACATGCATTATCCGGAAACAAGCACTTGGACGGTGAATGGGTGGAAGGATATCTGTGTGATGAAAATTATATCAATACCGGAGAATCAGAGCGTCTGATAAATCCGGATACCATCTGCCAGTACACTGGATTAACCGATAAGAGTGGAAAGAAAATATGGGAAGGAGATATAATTAAATACCATTTTGGAGAAGTTTATGCGCCGGTAAAATTCGGAGAATATCAGAGTTGTTTTGATAGCACATCAACGAGCCATGTCGGATTCTATGTGGACTGGGACGAAAAACATAATTTTAGAAAAGACTTGGGATATTGGATCAAGTTAGTTGATGCAGAAGTTGTAGGCAACATATTTGACAATCCTGAACTGTTAGAAGAGGAGAATGTGCATGGAACAGATTAAGCTAGGCTTAAGAATTGCAAGCATTGTGGTTGGGATTATCGGTTATAGTGCAATATGGATGTGGCTGATTAATAATCGCCGGGAGAATGAAAACAGTGAACTTGCGTGGGTATTATGGAAATTATTTCATGCAATTGTGATTGCGCTTGCGTTTCTTTGGGCGTGGTTTTAGGAGAAGATTATGATGGATGATAGAGAAATCAGCGTGTGGCATCATGGAGTTTTCGGAAGATACAGACCGAGGAAGAATAATTTCCCGGAATGTGCATGGAGCAACAGAAGACGGAGAAAGAGACATATAGGTGATATTTTAGTTGTCCATGAAAAAAGAGGACAAGTGATTTGGATGTACACAAGACATTGTAAGTGGAGAAGATTAGGATAGGGTTTCAGTTAGAGGAATAGACAAGCCTTATGGAAAATATTGTAGCGGTTGCGGTCAGAGATTAAAGCAAATCTGCAAAAGCATTATGGTGGAATGGCAGAAAGACTGGTAGACAAGAAAGCAAGCGAAGAGCTTAACCGTCCGGCATATCAGGCAAGGAAGCTGATAAGGACACAAGGTGATTATTTGCAAGAAGATCCGAATGAATGACTGACAAGAATTGGGATAGATATAAAAGCATGCGTGGGAGGTGGATACCATTGAGCGTGAGAGAAACTTATCTGAGTGATTACGGCATCACTCATGAGCAAGGGAAGAAGATAATTGACTACTGCCGGAAAGCCACTGGATATGAGCAAGTCCTTCTTCTTCAAAGCTGTCAGAACGTAAAGCAGGAGATAGCAAATTTCCTCTTCATCAATCTGACAACAGGACTTGGATACGATAATATCTGCAAGAGAGAATACATCCCTATGCAGCGGAAAGACTTTCAAGGATACAGACGAAAGGTGATTGAAGAGTACAACAGATTAATGACATTACTTGGAAGAAGTATATTGTAAATAGTTGAAAAAGTTACAAATTACTTTTATATTAGTATAATAAATCTAAGGAGGAAAAGCATGGTGTATCATTACGTAATGTTACATCATGCTTATATTGTAAGCGATTATGAAAAAGAAAAATTGGTTGATGCCATGCATAATAGGATTGATATTTATTGTAGGATTGATTGTATCTTGGCTTGTAGCTGAAAATGGTTTCCCGAGCGCAATAAATAAAGCAAGCTGGTTGGGATTTTTTGGAAGTTATATAGGCAGTGGGATGGGAGCAGTAGCAACTGTACTTGGAGTTAAATGGACATTTCAATTACAGCAAGAAAAAGATAGAAAAGATTATGAGATTCAGAAACAAGAATTGAAAGATCAGGTTGAACTCAACAGACGCGAAGCAGTAAAACCCTATTTTGTTATTAAAAAAGTTCACAAAACAGAATTTGAAAATAGTGAAGATGCAGCGAAAAAAGGATGCAATTTAATATTGTTAGAACATGAAAAGGTTTATTCAGACAACGATTATGTGTTGCAAATAAAAAATATTGGACGAGGGCCGGCATTAAAAGTTAAGATGAATATAGAAGGAAAAAAACGTGGCTGGATTATAAGTGAAGCGATAGAAGAGGGGGATTATGAATTTATTGATATTGCGTCCGGAATAAATGTAGAAGATGAGAGCGTTGCAGCGAAGAACTATGTTGGAGAGCGAAAAGCGGAATTAAGGTTTCAAGATCTGTATGGAAATTGTTATACATACGAACTTAATATGCATGAGGCACTGGCGACAAGAGATGGAAATCAATATACGTTATGCGTAGAACTTGATGAGTGGAATATGAAAAAAGAAAATATTTATTTATAAGATGGGTACAACAAAAAAATCCTCATAATCTACAATAGTTATAAAGACTATGTAGAATGTGAGGATTTTTCTATGTATAGAAGTACACAGAACTACGAAAATCAACAGAAGATGCTATTTGATGGTGTTGGCGAATATGGAATACCACAGATAGAGCCTACATCATACAATCCATGCGAATTCCTATCATTCAACTATGCGAAAAGCTGTAAGGATAGAGCAGATCATGGAATCCATTTCTTTATTGACGATTACCAGTTTAACAGATTATGGACGCAGCCTGATACCTACATCAACATGTTACAGGACTTCAAGTGTGTAATGAGTCCGGACTTTAGCACGTATACAGATTTCCCTAAAGCATTACAGTTGTATAACCATTTTAGAAAGCACTGGATTGGTGCTTATATGCAGATGAACGGGATTGATGTGATACCTACAATCAGTTGGAGTGATAAAGAATCATTCTCCTGGTGCTTTGACGGTGAACCGGTTGGTGGAGCTGTTGCAGTATCCAGTGTTGGTGTAATGAACAGCAAAGAGAGAAAGAAACTGTTTCTTGAGGGATACAATGAAATGATGTCAAGGCTTCAGCCGGAAACAATTATCTTTTACGGAATGATACCGGATGAGTGTCAGGGCAACATAGTAAAGATTAAATCGTTTGGAGAATCACTGACGGAAAGGAAGAAAAATGGGCGGTAGAGGAAGCATAAGTGCCATTGGGGGCGAACCAGTCTCCAAAATGGGAGCAAAAATATTTTACAATGCATCAAAGAAAAGTGATGCTTTGCGAGGAAGTGGAACGGTAAAGAAAGATAGTAAACTTGAAAGAGCTGCGCAGAGCGGAAAACTCGACTTCATTGATAAAATCGGTGGAGTGAAAGAAGCTACAAGAGTTAGTCATTATTATACTGACCGATTAAATGAGTTACAAAGGCAGATTGCAAAACTTGGAAGCGCAGATGCATTGTACAAAAATCAGAAACTCGCAAGAGAATATAAAAATATGCTAACAGCAAAAAATAAGATTGCGGACAAGATGCATGAATATTCCAAACTACCTGAAAAAGGAAACACAGATTCGTATTATGATCCAAGTAGAACTACTACCACTTATGATAGAGCTAGAAAGAGACGGACAGAGAATTTCTTTGCATGGTGGAACGGAAGCGGAAAGAAATAATTAATTATGGGTACAACAAAAAGATTTCGTTTAGGTACAATGATATAAGAGACATTGTATCATGTGGAATCTTTTTTTGATTGGGAGGGATAGAAAGGTGAATCTCAATGGGATATCCAAGAAGCTACAAAGAGCAATATTACAGACAGGCTTAATCATCAAGTACAGCCAAAGGCAATTCTATTCAGCTGAACAGAACAGACTCATTAACATCTATATATTATCTACTCCGGCACTAGGAAGAGACAGGCATGGAGAATGGAAAGAGAAAGATCTGGAACTGATCAGAACAACATCACAGCTTGAGATAGTGAATTGTCTGAAAGATATATGGGATGAGGTGAGGTCTTGAGGATTGCTAATAGAGAAATAACAGATGAATGCACGCACTGTGGGAGCATCTTGCAGTGTGAACTATTCCGTCAAGGACATGGGATACATACAGAGAGGACGAATGTACTACAGATGATTAAGTGTCAAATGGAACACAGGGAGAAAAGAGACAGTAAAGAAAAGGGTGGTGGTTAAATGTGCCTAAGGATAAGCTAACACCTAAGCAGAAAAAGTTCTGTGATGAGTACCTGAAACTTGGGAACGCAACACAGGCAGCAAAGAATGCCGGATATAGTGAAAAGACAGCATATAGAACTGGAGCTGATAACCTCAAAGTTCCTCATATTTTGGACTATATCAACGCTAGACAGGAGCAAATCGCAAGTAAAGACATAGCAGATATTGAGGAAATCATGAAGTATCTAACTGATGTCATGCGAGGAAAAATCAAAGATCAGTTCGACCTAGACGCATCCTTGTCTGAACGAACCAAAGCAGCACAGGAACTTCTGAAACGTAACGTTGACGATAGGAAGATGAACCTTGAGCTTGCAAAACTGGAAGCACAGTTCAAAGACAATGGATCTGATGAAGATGCAAAAGACAACTTCATGGATGCACTGAATTCCACAGCGAGTGAGGTGTGGACAGATGATGAATAACTTTGAGGAGAGATTAGATTCTGTCCGACAAGGAATCATGAAACGCGCTGCTGCTATGAAAGAGAAAGCTAAGAAACAAGGATTTGAGTTCAAGCCTTTCTCAAGAAAGCAGAAACAGGTGCTGACATGGTGGTGTCCTAGCAGTCCGGTAAAGGACAAAGATGGAATTATAGCGGACGGAGCAATCAGAAGTGGTAAGACACTGTGCATGTCACTGTCCTACGTGCTGTGGGCAATGGAAAGTTTTAACCAACAGAACTTCGGTATGGCTGGAAAGACAATCGGATCATTCCGAAGAAACGTATTGTTTTGGTTGAAATTGATGCTGAAAAGCCGAGGATATCAAGTTGTGGACCATAGATCAGACAATCTGATTGTGGTTAGCAAGGGAGATACACAGAACTTCTTCTACATCTTCGGTGGTAAGGACGAAAGGTCACAGGACTTGATTCAGGGTATCACTCTTGCCGGTATGTTCTTCGATGAGGTTGCTCTGATGCCAGAGTCATTCGTCAACCAGGCAACAGGACGATGCTCTGTTACCGGTTCGAAGTTTTGGTTTAACTGCAATCCGAACAGTCCAAGACATTGGTTCAAGGTTAATTGGATTGATAAGTGTGATGAGAAACGCATCATCTATCTGCATTTCACTATGGACGATAATCTCTCACTGTCTGAGCAGATTAAGGAAAGATACCGGAGCATGTATGTAGGTGTGTTCTTCAAGCGGTACATCTTAGGATTGTGGTGTGTGGCTGAAGGTCTTGTCTATTCCATGTTTGATGAAGAAAAGCATGTTTCCGATGAACACATGAGTGGGGCATTGGAATACATCGTGTCAATCGACTATGGTACGGTCAATCCATTCTCAGCCGGTCTGTGGGCATTCGATGGGAAGAACTCACAGCGTGAAGCTGAATTGTACTACAACAGTAGAGAAGCCGGCAAGCGTGTAGATGATGAAGCCTATTACAAGATGCTGAAGGAACTGATCGGAGACAGAAAAATATCATGTATCATCATAGATCCATCTGCTGCATCGTTCATTGAGGTAATCAAGAAGTACGGAGAATACACCGTGAAGAAAGCCGACAATGATGTACTGGACGGAATCCGAGTGGTCACTACGATGCTCAACAAAGGACTCCTAAAGATATACAAGGATTGTACAAGCTGTATCAATGAGTTTGGTCTGTACTGTTGGGATGAGGAAAAGAACAATGATACGGTGATCAAAGAGAACGATCATGCAATGGATGATACAAGATATTATGTCTACACATTCTTACGCAGAAGATTGAGGTGGAAATATTGATTAAAGCAAGGTATTACGTTAGAGAAACAGATCTGGGCTATGTTATACAGGATGTGAACAAGGTACTTCCGCTACCTTTTACCTTTATGTCAAAGAATCGAGCACTTTTTAAATGCTACGAATTTAATAAAAATGGTCCGCAATCTGTAAGAGAATTTTATTACATTGCACACGTTGCTGGAAAAGGAATAAGCAAGTCTCACAAAGAGTGGATGGAAAAGAACAAAGAAATGTTTGAATAGGTGTGGAACAATGAGACTAATACAAAAAATTAAGGCGGTATTTAATAGAATGTTTGGAGTAAACGAAGTAAGAGATATATTTGGAATTGAGGTAAGTCGCTCTTCTGATATGCAGACTGCCTTAGATTTGTATAAGGGTATGAGATCAGGACTGCCGACATGGTGCATGGACGGAACAATCAAACCGACAAGGTTCTCTAATGTCATTTGCCGGGAGATTGCAAACCTTACACTGTTCAATGTCAATGTCGAGATTGATGGTAACGATGCGCTCAAGAAGAAATTTGATGAAGTGTTGAACGCGTTACAGGAGAAACAGGAAGAGAGCTGTTCTACTTGCGGAATGATGATTAAGACAGACGGACAAGGAATTGAGTTCCTGGATCCGGATTATTTCATCATCACAGATACCAACACTAACGGTGATGTACTTGCAGCTGTGTTCTTCTCATACATCAAGAGAGGAAATAAGTACTACACGAAAGCGGAGTACCACAGGTTCGAAGATGTAGGTAGTGAAAGAGTCTATAAGATTTCATCGAAAGCATTCAAGAGCGAAAACAAAGACCGCATCGGATCAGAGATATCACTGGATAAGGTAGACGAATGGAAAGACATTCTTCCGGAAGTAGATGTTAGAGGATTGGAATATCCGCTGTTCGTCTACTGGAGAAATCCTTATGCGAACACGATCGACAAGGAATCTCCACTTACAGTACCGGCATTCTCTGAGTGTATCGAAGAGTTAAGATGGCTTGATGTAGCTATGAACAAGATGGGTGATGAACAGGAAGATAGCCAACACATCACATTCGTGTCACAGACTACTATCCAGTACGCACAGCAGAATGGCATCAAGCTTCCTAGATTCGTGAAAGGACTTGAGATGGGAATTGATGCAGACAGCACGATACAAGAACACGTACCGACAATATTGGTAGCTGAGAGAACTGCTGCCATCAACTTCTATCTGTCCATCATCGGATACAAGTGCGGATTTTCAAATGGTTACTTCTCGTTTGACGAGACTAGAGGAATTCAGACAGCAACACAAGTGGAATCAGACGATAGAAGAACGCTGCATACAATCGAATCATTCCGTACAATCTTAGACGGAAAGAATCATGATGGAGTTATCCACAGAATTTTATATATCCTCTACGCTACAGGAACAGCGAACGGAACAATTCCAGCTTCCGGATATCAGACAGCTTGCGAGTTTGAAGACCTTGTGTACAACCTTGAAGATGATCGTGCACGTTGGTGGAATTATGTAGTACAGGGAAAAGTACCGGCATGGATGTACTTCGTGAAGTTTGAAGGGATGACAGAGCAAGAAGCGAAAGCAATGATTGAAGAAGCCAGTGACAAAGGCGAAACCCTCTTCGATAAATTCCAAGATGAGTAAATTATGGGGACAATGAAAGTAGGCGAATACGGTACTATGTACTTGAGGACGAAAAGTTCATTCGTTTTTCATTCCTTGACAGTGCAATGTACAGCACTATAAATATTGCTACTAACCGTCAGATGGCGGTTAAGGCTTGTTCCTTAGTAGGACATAGACTCGGAGCATAACCGGGGCAAGCCTATTCCCGGTTTCTTGTCATCTCCCCGGGAACACCTAAAATAATGCATCGAGCGGTTTTTCTTGGTTCACGCTCGATGCTTAAGCTATCATAGCTCAAATGGATAGAGCAGTTGATTACGAATCAACAGGTTTTCGGTTCGAATCCGAACGATAGCTTTCTCCGGAACTCGGAGAGAGATCTTTTTCATAACAAATTTTTCCTTACTACAGTGTAGTTGGAAGCCGTATAGCTTAACGGTAAAGCGTTCATTCTACCCTACCCAAGTGAAAGATTAAGGTTCGACTCCTTATACGGCAATTTTCAAATATGATTACCTCGGTGAAGAGTGATTTTTCAGTCATGCCGAGATGCAACGGTGATGAGATAGGTTTGTTCGAGATATTGGATAAGCTGATTCTTTCCACTGGGAGTGATTCTGGTGGTGGAGATGGAAACCGTCAACAATGCCTTGCAGTGTATCATCATAGAGAAGTCAAATGCAGAATCCTTGTGGTCGGCGAATAATAGACGTCTGCTGTGCAGAAATAATCCAGTGATGTGAGTGGTGTGAGAGACTACGGACTAACTGGAAATTCTCAATAAGCTGATTTGCCTTGAATCTGAGAAATCGGAGTATAACACAAGAGATTCGTTAAAGTAGCGGTATGGCAAGTTCTTAATTCTGATAAAGTGTTTAAAAGACGATATGAAAAACATTAAGCAAGAATAATCTGAAAGAACCGTGAAATTTACTGGTATCAAACCAGTGTGTGCTTAGACCGTGGTAGGAAGCCAAGAGTCGCTCTCGAAAGCTCAGACCTATCATCACAGTGGCAGAACATGACTTTTACCATGATTGAATAAGGTGAAGACCTAATTATGTTTGAAAAAATTGTAACCGACAGGTTTTAGCTGCGGAGTTCCTGTCAAGGATTTAATATTCACATTTTTGCACGATAGTCACAGTGTTATTACAATGTTCACTATTATTTTCTTCGTACTGTCAAAGAACCGTAGCAGAGGTGGTTTGATTACTGTCCACCTGCTAATGAAATGTAGCTTAATTGGTAGAGTGCCAGCGCAAGAGCTGGAGATGGAGGTTCGAACCCTCCTATTTCGTTTTTTAAGAGAGGAGTAGCAATGGAAAAAGTAAACGTATTAGGAACTGAATATAAAATTATCCGTGAAGAGATGAAAGATGCAGAATATGACGGATACTGCGACTATACATCTAAAATCATCAAATTGAGAACTGATAACGTGAACAAGTTAGGTGATTTCGACTGTTTGATGAAGAAGCAGTTGCGTCACGAAATCATACATGCTTTTCTTTGCGAAAGCGGATTAGGACCGAACTTTGAACATTACAAACAGTTTGGACACGAGGAAACAATAGTGGACTGGTTTGCTATCCAGTATCCAAAGATAGAGGAAGCATTTAAGAGTGTAGGTGCGTTGTAGAAGCAGAAAGAAAGGAGACTGTAAGATGTTTACAATGCCGATATTCCCACGTTACAAGGAAGAAAAAAGAACAATAATCACTTCGATTACGCAGTACGTGATGTTTCGGATAAGGATTCTAGGCAGTTATACGACATGCTTTACTGCATTACCAATCGGAGTATCTAAGAGGGGAGATATAATTGTTAAGCATGTGCATGAGCATAAGGAAAGATACTTGCCGGAAGAAAAATATGGAATCTTGCTACTGTCCGTAGTAACCGGAGAAAATTGCTTACCGCTTTGTGGTGATGAACTGTACGATAATGCGGAAGAGCAGAATCGAGAAGAATTCAATTATTTCGTAAATCACGTTATTGGTGAATACAAGAAAAAGAACAACGTAATTGGGAATATCGATTATGAAATTGAAAAATACGAACTTGAACTAGAACGGAAATATGAAAGAACAGAAGAAATGTATATGGTTCCAATGATGAAATGAAAGGAGAAATGAACGATGACATTTAAAGAAGCATTTGAAGCAATGAAACATGGTGCAAAGGTAAAACTTCCTGGTTGGAATGGATACTGGTGTTGGGATGATGAAAAACAGACAATTATGATTCATTGCAGACCAAAAGATTCCGATGAAGGACAGGGAAAAAATCTTGATATTCGTGAAGCTCAGAGAGTTGAATATACTTTCATGCACACACAGAGAGATGATTGGATGCTTGCAGATGAAAGTAATTGTGCTGTTCTTGGTGGATGGTCAGAATTTGGCTTTGACGATGCTATTCGATATCTGAAAAGAGGACTTAAAGTTGCTCGTAAAGGGTGGAACGGTAAGAAACAGTACATACAGCTTGCCATTGGTATCTCATACATGACAGCAAATGGAGAGATTGTGAACTGTGAACATGATGCTATCGGAAACATGGCTATTGCATTTGTAGGAACATCAGGAGTACAGATGGGATGGTTGGCTTCTCAGGCGGATATGCTTGCAGAAGATTGGGTGTTTGCGGAATGATACAAAAAACAATTGCACATATTGAAACAACAGGGCAGGAAGTTCTTGGAATTTTAAGGTTTGAGACAATTACTACAGATGCCGGATGGAAACTTGATGGTAAAAGGAAACTGTACTGGCAAACACCAAAAGCACTGTATATGCCAATATTTGAGACATATCAACTGATAGAGCCTTTCAGCGAAACATCAAAGGTTGTTGTGAATAATAAATTTGAATTTATAGCATATGCCGGAAATGGGTGCTTGATTGGAGTAGAGCCAATAAGCAAACGTCCTAGCGAACAGGAGGATTAGAAATGATTATCACAGGAATGGATCACTTTCAGAGTGTATGTAAAAAGAAACTGGTTGAATGGTATCAGAAGCACAGACAAGCAACACCGATTGATTTAAGTAATGTATTTACCGTTTGGTCGTGCAAGACTTTGCAGAACTATAAATGTCTTGCATCTACTACGGTCAGTGGAGATGGTATTTATGCAGAATACACATACAATGGTGACAAACAGGAGCTGTATGAAGATGTGTACAAGAAACTGGCAAACACTTGTTATACTGAAGAATAAACAAGGCGGTGACAATATGGCGGTATCAACTATGAATATTCTTGTCATTTGCGTAACAATTTTGCTTTTTGCAATCATTACAAAGGATGATAAAAATGATAAAGATGGTGAGGAATAATGCTAACACCTGAATACTTACAAAGAATAACAGAAGGGGCGGAGGAGATATCTTCGTCCCTTCATCGTACTATTATGGACATGATTATCGAGAGAATCATGAAGAGACTCGGCAGAGGTGAGGACTATCTGCTGACACAGACAGACCGATGGCAGATACAAGTGCTTCAAGAGTCTGGTGAACTGCTAGAGGATATCCAGAAGGAAATAGCAGACAAGACAAGGTTACAGAAGAAAGAGATTAAGGATGCCTTCATGGATGCCGGTATCACTTCGTTGAAGTGGGATGATGCTGTGTATCTTGCAGCCGGACTATCTCCGACTCCTCTTCTACAATCTCCGACCATGCTTAGGATCCTCGAAAGAGATTATCTTGCTACATCCGGTGAATGGACCAACTTCTGCCGGACCACAGCGCAAGACTCACAGCGGATGTTTATTAATCAGATGGGCAATGCCTACCATCTTGTATCTACCGGTGCGGTATCGTACACACAAGCGGTCAGAGATGTGATTAACAGTATCACTGATGTAGGCCTTAAGGTCAGCTATCCTACTGGCTATAAGATGAGCATTGAGTCTGCAACGATGATGATCGTGAGGACAGGAGTCGGACAAGCTGCTGCCGATATCTCCATGAAGAGAATGGAAGAAATGAACTGGGATACCGTTCTTGTGTCTGCTCACTTAGGAGCACGTACCGGTAATGGTGGAATGAATCCAGGTAATCACTTATGGTGGCAAGGACGATTCTACTCACGGAGTGGAAAAGATAAGAAATTCCCGGACTTCGTTAAGACCACAGGCTTCGGAACTGGTGAAGGACTCTGCGGATGGAACTGCCGACACTCTTTCGGAAGTGGAGATGGAGTGAATAATCCTTATGAGGATAAGAAAATTAACTTTGCCGATAACCATAAGGTTGAGGAATTGCAGAAGAAACAGAGAGTGCAGGAGCGTAGGATCCGTGACACCAAGCGGAAGATACAGAACTTACAGACCGCTGTGGATAACTGTAAGGATGATAAGGCAAGGTTTGAACTACAGAATATGTTAGACCGCAAGGCTCACACACTGAAGCTTCAGAACAAGCGGTATAGCACCTTCTGCGAAGAGAATGACTTAAGAGAGTACGCTGAACGATTGAAAGTGGCTCAATGGGATAGAAAGCAAGCTATGAAGAGTGCGGCTGCTGCAAGAAGATATGAAAGTGCGAAAAAGAGTTAAAGATGGGTACAACGAAGTAATCAAAAACATTCATAATGGGTATTGGGTGAAGAATATATCGTATTTTTGCACCTCCTTTTTTGAAAGATAGCCTACTAGGGGAATCCTGTTAAGAGATATCGCACATCTCGGTAGGCTTTGCTCCTAATGGAGCTGGGGACAGATGTGAATCTGCCTTTCTATAGCATCTGTTCTTGCGTGGTAATGGTTATGAGGGTTCGACTCCCTCAACCACGATTACCCTGACAGAGGTTTATCTGTCTGAATCCCTACCGTGGACGAAACGGTTAATAAAATACGTTGAGGAGGATATGAAACATGAAAAACATTATTCAGATTCTTTCCGATGCTGGTCTCGAGATTACAGATGAGCAGAAGAAAACAATCGAAACCGGTGTGAATGAGAATTACAAGACTCTTGCCGAGTTTGAGAAACAGGGAAGAAAGCTTGATACGGTCACACAGGAAAGAGACAACATTCAAACACAGTATGACACAGCCAAGTCTACACTTGAAGGATTTGAGGGCAAAGACTTTGATGCTATCACAAAAGAACGTGATGAGTGGAAAACCAAAGCAGAGACCGCAGAGAAAGAGTGGCAGACAAAACTTGCGAACAGCGAGAAAGATTATGCAGCAAAGATTGAAGAGAGAGACTTCAATGATGCTCTGGTCAAAGCACTGGCAGGTGAGAAATTCACTTCTGACTTTGCACGAACAGGAATTATCAGCATGATCAAAGAGAAAGGGCTGAAACGTGAAGGTGAGAAAATCCTCGGACTCGATGATTACATGAACGAGCTGAGAGAGTCACAGAAAGATGCATTTGCACCGACAGATGCTCCGAATGTGCCGACTTTCACAACACCTACAAACAAAGGTGGAGGAGGCAATAAGACTCCAGTGTACACACCACCGACAGTATGGTAGTCATGCAATAGTACGGTTATCAATCAGAGATAATCGTTGACCTTAAACAGTTAATGGAGATACGAACATGGCAGATACAAGAATTACGTCATTAAACACACTTCTCGACACTACTGGAAAGATGTTCCTTGCTGAGGAATATGGAAAAGTTATCGAGAACGTACAGAAACTTACAATTTCCGGAAAGATGAAAAACACAGAACTTTCCGGTGATCCACATGCCGGAACAGTAGAAGCAAAGAGATTTGCGAATGCTACACCAAAGGACTACGGAACAGCTAGAACAGCAGCCAAAGGTGATGGTGTAAAAGGTAAATCGGTAACGATTCCGATTGATCAGGACAAAGAGATCGTAGAAGAAGTAGAGCAGAAAGATGTATCTCTTCTTGGAGTTGAAGGACTTATTGCTAAGAGAACAGCAAACCATGCTCTTAGAATGGCAGCTGAGCTTGATACTAAGTTCTTCGAGGTTGCTGGAACAGATGCTACAGAAGTAGATCTGACAGGAATCACAGCTATTGAAGAGATTGCAGAGAAGATGATTCAGCAGTGCGAGACCACAAAGAATGATTACGTAGACGGTGTACCGAGAGCAATGATGCACATGGTGCTGGATCCGGACTACTACGGAAAAATTAGAACATATCTTGATAAGGTAACAGTACCAGGTGTAGGTGCAGCGGACGAAGAGTTCTACGCATTCCACGGTGTTAAAACATACTCATGCGTACATCTTCCACAGGATGTGAAAGCACTTGTTATGGTTGATGGTGCAGTAGCACAGCCAGTAATGGCAGATCCATACAACGCTGAGAAAATTCCGCTGTCAAACGCTTACGGAATCGAGCTGTTCTATCACTTCGGAACTAAGTCTGTAACACCGGACCTTATTTTCAAGAATAAGAAAATTGGTGGTTGATAAGAATGAAATTCCTGGATAAAGAGACAGGATTGTACCTTTCTACTGGTAATGCCGAGAGTATTGCCAGTATGAAAAGCAATCCACAGAAGTATGAAGAAGTAAATGACAAGCCACAGCGAAAGCCGAAAAAGGCAGCAAGCAAAGAAGAGTAAGGAGATCAGACATGGCATACACAGATTATCAGTTCTATACAACTAAATATTTTGGAGATGCCGTGACAGAGGAAGAGTTTTCTAAGTATGCAGAACGAGCAAGCGAACGTTTGGACAGAATCACCTTTGGTAGATTAGAAGATGGTCTTCCGGAAGACAAGAAATCTAATGCAAAGGTTCAGAAAGCTGTCTGTGAGATTGCAGAAGTTCTGTATCAGATCGACTCAATCAGAAAAGCATCACTGGACACTGTAGGTGTGATTAAACACGCTGATGGTACAGTGAGTAAGAAGCAAGTATCGTCCATTACGTCAGGTGCTGAAAGTATCAGCTTTGCAACTGGGACTAGCGGAGCATCCGACAGCATCTATGCACGAGCGTCAATGGATAAGAAAGTGGAAGCTATTCTGATTCGACAGGTGGCTTCTGAGTATCTGCAAGGTGTTGCGGATAAGAAAGGAGTGTGCCTACTCTATGCTGGTATTTAGATGGCTTAAGCGGTTAACATGCCGACACGAAAAATTAACATATTCTTCAACTTTCCTTGATGAGGTCGGGGACCATGAGTACAAGACTCATCATGTGCGGAAGTGCAAAGAATGTGGAAAAGAATTCTATTAGGAGGGGATACCGATGTATGACAAGACTGTGACTGTATTCAACAAATACATTGACAAGAGTGATGCCATATATTGGTATCCTCATGTTATATCCGGAGTCACACTTATTACGGATAAGGCAGCCAATATTGCCAAAACTGGTTTGGATACGGCTGATACAGCTAATCTTCATGTACCGTTTAAGGTGCGTGAAGGAGAAAGGATAGTGTGCAATCTTTCCTATCTCACTCCGAAAGTGTGGAAAACTACGGAAAACAAAGAGGGTTCAATCACATTCTCAACAGGTGACATCTTCTTGGAAGGTGAATATCCGGAAACGGTAATTGCCGATGAAGACTATACGTCACGCACGAACAAAGGATTCTACGATTATCTGAATAAGAAGATGGACAATGTTTTCTTAATCACAAGCGTAGGCTCTTACACACTGATTCCTCATTTTGAGATTGGGGGAAAGTAATATGGCAAGTAAAATATTTCATTTTCCAAGCTTCTCAATCGTAAAAGGTGATATCAAAGTAAATGTCAGCTTGAACCGATTTGAAAAGCAGTTCCAGGAAGCACAGAACTGGCTAGATGGTCGAGTGTTCACTGACATGGAAAAGTATATGCCGTTTCGTGACGGTAACATGAGAAACGTGTCTGCGATTATGAGCAGGTCCATGCAAGGAAGCGGTCAAGTGATTGCCGGTGCTCCACCTTACGGAAGATTCCTCTATGAAGGAAAAGTTATGGTAGATCCTGTCACAGGCTCACCGTGGGCAAGAGCCGGAGCAAAGAAGGTGGTAACAGACAGAGACCTTGTGTTTGACAAGACAGCGCATCCACGCGCAACAGACCATTGGTTCGATGCTACAAAGGAACAATATGTGAAGTCTTGGGCGAAAGGAGTGAAGAAACGTGCCGGAGGAAAGTAAGAAACCGGTCAAGTACGATGTAGACGGTTACGAAGCTGTAACTGATGCACTCGTTTCTCTTCTCAATAGTTTTCCAGGATTAGAGGAAGACGAAAAGATAAGATTCTCCACACTAGATGAAGATGGCGGTATTGCCTTCTATCCAGTGACAGGAGCGGTGATTGCACTGGAAAAGAAGAGTGTAACTGGCAAAGTAGACCAGTTGTGCAACTATCCTTTTTATGTGATCTACCGGTCTTCAATCGACTCTCCAAAGATTAAGGCCAGTATCAAAGAATTCCTTGACACTCTTGGAAAGTGGCTTGAACAGCAGACCGTGGTCATTAATGGAGAACAGAAGAGGCTGGAAGAATATCCAGTGCTTACAGAAGAGAGAAAAATAGAGGAGATCATAAGGCTTACACCGGCTCACTTAGATAATGTGAGTGATGGTAATGTCCAAGATTGGGCAATCAGCATCTCCTTGAAATACAGAAACATATTCTACAAGAAATAACGGAGGATAACAAACATGAAATTAGAGCGTGAAGCGTTGATGCATTATCTTGATGCATCGTTTAAAAAAGCACCGGCAACGGCAGAGTGGGAAGTTCTTGGTGATGATATTGAGGAAATGTCTGTAGAACTGAATCCAGACACAGAACAGAAGAAGAACATTCTCGGAAAAACTGTGACAACTGACAATGGATATACACCTTCCATATCAGCAGATCCATTCTATGCGGATCCAACATCAAAACTGTATCCGAAGATTAAAGAGATTGCATTTGACCGTCTGAAAGGAGCAGCTTGCAAGACTCTTATGCTCGAAGTAATTGTGGAAGATACAGCAGCCACAAAGCATCTTGCTTATGTACAGGAAGTAATGGTTAAGCCACAGAGCTATGGTGGAGACACAGCCGGTGTCAACATTCCGTTTGACATCACGGATGATGGAGCGAGAACAAAAGGCTATGTAACAGCTGAATCTCTGAAATCAGGCAAACCAGTATTCGCAGAGGGCGAAATCGTAGCTGCTTGAACTGAAGAGCTTTCGGTATACGATGAAGAACATAAAGAAGTATTCGGATTAGAATAGGCGAGAAAGGACGATACAATGAGCAATAAAATAGCAAAACCAATGGCAAACAAGATTGTAGTAGATGATGGTAGCAAGGTCTACACGATTGAGAACAAAAGAGGAAAGGTTCTCGGCAAGTTCGAGTTCAGACCTACAGACACAAACATCGTGAAGAGATATGAGGAAGTAGTTGAGTACTACAATTCCTATCAGCTGCCGGAGAATCCAAGCGATGCGGATATGAGAAAAGCAGAGGATGACATCATGGAGAAAATCTCTTACCTTGTCGGAGAAGATGCGAAAGAGACATTCTTCTCAATTCTCGGAGCATTCTCACCACTGGCAAATGGGGAACTGTACATGGAGAACGTCCTGTCCTCTATCGCAAAAGTGATTGAGCGTGAGATGAACATCCGTACAAAGAAGGTACAGAGTCGCATGAATAAGTATGTGGCGAAGTACCACAACTGATGGATCCGTGGAAACTTCCCACATCATTAGAAGTTAATGGAAAAGAATATTCGATACGCTCCGATTTTAGAGTAGTATTGGATATTCTTTCTGCTATGAATGATCCGGACCTCTTCGAACCTGGCATGACAGAAGAAGAGAAACAACAGGAGAAAGCACTCACAATGCTTAAAATCCTCTATGTTGACTTTGATTCCATGCCACCAAAGGACTGGCAAGAAGCCTGTCAGAAAGCGTGTGAGTTCATTGATTGCGGTATCAAGAATGATGGCAAGCCTAGACCTAGAACAATGGACTGGGAACAGGATGCACCTATCATAATACCTGCTGTGAATAAGGTCAATAACGGTGATGTACGTTCTGTAGACTATATGCACTGGTGGACATTCTTCGGACTCTATATGGAGATTGGAGAAAGCACATTTTCAACAGTAGTCAGCATCCGTGACAAGAAGAGAAAAGGTAAGAAGTTAGAGAAGTGGGAACAGGAATACTACAAAAATAATAAGTCTATCGTAGACTTGCATCAGAAGAGTACAGAGAGAAGTGACGAAGAGAAAGCTGAACTCCGAGAACTCTTCGGATTGAATAAATAACCGGATATCGTTAGAGGTATTCGCTGACCGCAGATAATTAGCGGTGGAAAGGATTAGAAATGGCACAAGCCGACGGCTATATCATAATTGATACAGAGATTAACTCTGACGGCATGAAAGCCGGAAGCAGAGAAGTTGAAGCAGCTGTCAGAAGAATGGCGAACTCCGTTAATGATATGGGGAACAAAGCTAAGACAGCTCTCAACAAACAAGCTGATGCATTCGCTAAGCTGAACAACGAATACGCTGCACAGGAGCGTAAGGTTGCTGAAATAAAGAAAAGAGTTGCTGGATACTCAGAAGAGTATGGGGAAATCAAGTCCCAAATTGATGAAGCAACAAGAAGTCTCGAAGCACACAAAGCAATACTAAAAAGTGCAAAAAATAACGATGGAACTTTAGATTCAAAATATGTCTGGATTAAAGAAAAAATTGAAGACCTTACCAATACAATAAATTATGCAGAGGGCGAACTTAGAGAATTGGAACGAACCGGAGAAGCATTTTCACTAGGTTCAAAAGTGAAAGAGGCTGCTGCTGATATGGAACAACTGGCAGTAGAAGAAAGAAAACTAGCTGATATGAACAATCGGCTTCACACATCGTACAATTCTGTAAAAGGCAGTGTGGACGAATACAAGCAAAAATTGATGAGTGCAACACCAGCACAACGTAAACTTGCCAGCGAAAGTGAAAGAGCGTCAAAGTCTATTGCAAAAACTGGAAAGGCTGCGAATGGTGCGAAACTCGGCATTGGAAGAATGCTGAAAACAGCGTTTATCATGAACATGTTCTATAGAGCAATGTCTGTGGCTATGAACGCTATTAAAGACGGATTCACAAACCTTGCACAGTACTCAAGTAGCACAAACAACAGTATATCAATGCTATGGGGAAGTCTTGAGACACTTAAAAACAGCCTTGCAACAGCGTTTGCACCAATTCTTAGCGTAGTAGCACCGATTCTTAGCAAGTTCATTGACATGCTTTCAACAGCTGCAAGTTATGTAAGTATGTTCTTCTCGTTCCTGTCCGGAAAGAGTACATACACGAAAGCTATCGCGGTACAGAAAGATTATGCTGGAAGTCTTAAGGACACGGCAAGCGGTGCAAAAGATGCAGCAGACGGAACAAAAGAAGCTACGGAAGCTGCGGAAGAGTACTTATCACCACTTGATGATATCAACAAAATGGATAAGCAGGACTCAGGAAGTGGTTCTGGCGGATCCGGTGGTGGTGGAGGTGGCGGTAGTGGTTCCGGACCATTGTTCGAAGAAGTACCGATTGACAATAAGTTCGCATCCTTACTTGATACCGTATTGGACAAGCTGAAGCAGATCAGAGACATCTTCATGAGTGGATTCTGGGATGGACTTGGAGATTACAAGCCACTGATCGAAGAACTCAAGAAGGATTTAAACTCTATTAGCGGATACATCAGAGACATATTTGCTGATAAAGATGTTCAAGCAGCAGCGAAGAATTTTGCTAGAAAATTCATTTACAATCTAGGGAAGATTGCCGGAGCATTTGTGAGCATAGGACTGGCCATAGCAATGAACATAGTAGGTGGAATCGAAAGCTATCTTGCTGCAAATGTGGACAGGATAAAACGTTATCTCATCAGAATGTTTGACATTGGTGCTGAAATCATGAATTTGCTTGGCACTCTTGCAGCCACAATTGCAGAGATTTTTGCTCAGACATTCGGTTCACAGACAGCGCAGAATATCACCGGAAATATAATAGGGATATTCGCCACAGCGTTCGGATTAGTCACTGAATTAGTAGCATCTTTCAGAAGAGATTTGATTAATTTTATCGTACAGCCGATTGTCGATAATAAAGAGAAAATCATTACTGCAATTAATGGACTACTTGCTCCGATTGAAACGATAACACAAGGAATAGAAACTTTTCTTCATAATGTCGCAGATGGTGTGACGGATTTATACGACAAACACATTGCTCCATTCTTCCAAAAACTGACGAATGGATTCAGTATGATCGTTGGAGCTTTGCTTAATGTATTCAATAATTACATTGCGCCAGTTCTTTCGAATATTGCAACACTAGTATCAGAAGTTCTGAATGGTCCGGTCAGTGATGCCATAGGACAGGCACTCACATTAATCGGAAAAGTGATAGATATTCTTGGTACATTATGGGAAAGCGTTCTTGCACCATTCATAAGTTGGCAGATAGAAACAATCCTACCGGTTTTAGGTCCTATATTTGAATGGGTCGCTACAACATTTATCAATCTGTTTGGAACAGTATCGCAGATCACAGCCGGAATTCTTGAAGTTCTGAATGGCTTCTTAGATTTCTTCAAAGGAGTATTTACTGACGATGCTACACTTACAACTGAGGGATTAAAAGCTATCGCAGAAGGATTGAAAAAAGCAATCGTTGCAGTATTCACATTCATCAAAGACAACATCTTGACACCATTCAGTAACTTCCTTGAAAAAGTATTCCGTGTGAATTTTGAAAAGACATTCGGATTGGTCGGAATGTACATGGAATCTTGGGGGAAAACACTGAAAGATATTGTCGATTCCGTGAAACAAATATTCCAGGGGATTATTGATTTCGTTACTGGAGTATTTAGCTCAAATTGGAGTCAAGCATGGAATGGAGTGAAAGAAATCTTCAGTGGAGTATGGGGAGCTTTTGCTGGTATTGTGAAATCTCCGATCAATGCAATCATTGGATTCATCAACCAGTTACTCTACGCAGTGGAACGCATGCAACATGGAATTGCAAATGCATTGAATGCAATTTCGATTGATCTTCCTGGATGGGTACAGGGTTTAACAGGCTATTCTTCTTTCGGATTCAATATTGGATATATCTCAACTCCACGAATTCCGTATTTAGCGCAAGGAGCAGTTATCCCGCCAAACAAAGAGTTTATGGCAGTACTTGGAGATCAGAAGAGTGGGAACAACATTGAAGCACCTGAGAACCTTATCCGAAAGATTGTTAGGGAAGAAACCGGAAACGGCTCACGAAGAATTGAAGTTCCTGTATATCTAAACCGCAGACAGATTGCAAAGGCAGTATTAGAGGAAGGACAGAACATGAGAACGCAGACAGGAAAGAATCCGTTTGTGATGGCTTAAGGAGGTAGAACATGGCACAGAATCACTTGAAATTCGGTTCGTACACAGCACCGGAAGTGGACGAGGACGGATACCAGATATCAATGTCTACTACTTCCACTGAAAACTCAGGAAGAACCATGAGGGGAAATATGAAGAACTCTCCTCTATTCACGATCGAAGCGTATGAGCTGAAATGGAGTGACATCAAGGTAAGTGATGCAAGCAAAATTCTCAAAGAGGTTATGGGAAAGAGCGGATTCGACTTCTTTCACCTTAATATTTACGAGAATAGATGGGAAACCAAAAGATTTTACGCAGCAAACTTTAATGCTCCATGTGTCAGTTTAGTAGAAGGCGAAGAGAAACTGGATGAGCTGAGTTTTCAAGTGACATCGGAAAAGCCGGTGTTATAGATTTCACCGGATATCGAAAGAGATATTCGCTGACCTTAAATAGTTAGAGGTAGATCATGAAGAATGTAAGCAACGAATTTAAAAACATCATAAAGTCAGGCGGTCCGTTTTATGCTTATGCATCGATCACACTGAAAAATGGCAAAAAGCTTACACTTGATTCGGATAACGATTTCTTCATAAGCGGTAATGGATACACAGAAGACGGAGGAGATGGATTCCCACTGGGATCCGCTCTCTCCAAGTCCGTTACGCTTGTCATTGATAACATCGATGAGAGATTTTCCAAGTATGATTTTTACTATGCACAGATTTCACTCTTCACTGAAGTTGACATCGAAAGTAGAAGCTATGATGCATGGAGAGATGTGAAAGGTGGGGAAATTCTCGATGTCAATGGCAACACGATTATGCTGACGAAATCAAGAATCGAGAGATTAAACGAGGGTACATTTACAGTACTTGAGCCAACAGCGGTTGGAGATACGATAGAACTTGTAGGTTATGATTCAATGTACAAAGCAGATGTAGACTTCACGTCTAAGCTATCTTATCCAACAACAGCTGGACAGCTTCTAAGAGAAGCGTGCAGTGCATGTAATATCATGCTTGGAAGTCCGAAGTTTAAGAACGATGATTTTGTGATTGAACAGGCTCCGGAAAAAGTGACTTGCCGAGAAGTAATCGGATATATCGCAATGCTTGCCGTTGGTAATGCTGTGATTCAGAACGGAACACTTGTTATTAAGAGTTACGACTTTTCTGCAATATCGAAGATTACAAATAGGGATGACTTAGTGGAAGATGCTGGCTATAGCATTTTGATGGACTATCAGTCAGATCCGGACATTAGCACAGATCCTGTTGTAATCACTGGAATTGCGACCACAAAGAAAGTAGAAAACGAGAGTACAATCTTAATAAGAGGTACAGATGATTATGCACTTGAAATCACGAATCCTCTTATTGAAGGACATGAAGATGATGCAATCAATCTGATTGGAGATGTATTGATCGGAGTTAAGCTGAGAGGTTTTAGTGGAGAATTCTTCCCTGATCCAACGATCGAATTCATGGATTTGGCTTGCGTGGTAGACCGGAAAGACAAAGTTTATCCAACATTTATCACATCCAACGAGTTCAATTATCTCGGAAGTAGTTCGTTTTCTTGCGGAATCAAAGATCCGGAACGTCAAAAGAGTACTTATTATAGCGAAGCTACAAAGGTATATGAAAAAGCTAATAAGGAAATCAAGCAGAATAAGACGGACTTTGAAGCAGCTGTTGAGAATCTGAATAAGACACTTGAGAATGCATCTGGAATGTATTCGACAGAATCACCACAGCCGGACGGAAGTATGATTACATACATCCATGATAAGCCGACAGTAGAAGAGTCCAAGAATGTAATCAAAGTTACATCTGAAGCCATTGGTATATCAAATGATGGCGGTAAGACGTATCCTTACGGATTATTCCTCACAGGAGACCTGATAACAAGAATCTTGTATGCTATCGGCATTAATGCTGATTATATCAACTCAGGTTCTCTCACTGTAAAAGATAAGAATGGAAACATTACATTCTATGCTGATACGGAGACAGGACGAGTTACCATCAATGCAGAGTCAATATCCATCACCGGTAAGTCTGTGGAAGATATTTCCAATGGTATTGTAGATGATTTTGTAACCAACATTTACAAGACAGATATGGACGAGATTAAAAACTCCGTCCGGAACAAAATTGAAACATGGTATCAGGACATAGATCCATCGGTGAATTGGGGAGTCACTGTTGAAAAAGCTTGGTGCGACATAGACGGAAATCCAATCCTTGATGTCAACGGAAATGAAATAACACTCTTATTTGAAGAGTTAAAGTCAGAGCACGAAGGTGACTTATGGAAAGACCTGTCTACGAATGATGAGTATATTTATCGGTCCGGGCATTGGGTGAAGATGCAAGTTCCGGATGAAGTCTTTGATGAGATTGATGGAAAAGCGCAGACATTCATCAACGAGCCAGTACCACCTTACAGAGTAGGAGACTTGTGGTTTGACGCAGATACACAGGAACTACTCACTTGCGTAGAAAGTAGAGACACTGGAAAGTGTGTGAAATCCGATTGGAAGAAGAAGACTAAGTATACGGATGATAGTGGATTGAATACCTTCATTTCTGCGGTATATGATCCAAAGATTGCAGAATTACAGAGTCAGATCGATGGTCAGATAGAAACATGGTATTACGATTACGAACCAACATTACAGAATGAGCCAGCTTCTTTATGGACAACATCAACGGAACGTGAAAAGCATCTTGGAGACCTTTTCTATTGGTCGTCAAAAGGATTTGCCTATCGGTTCATGAAAGATGAAGCAACATGGAAGTGGCAACTTGTACAGGATACAGACATTACGAAAGCACTTGCAGTGGCGGAGAAAGCACAGGATACCGCAGACCACAAGCGAAGAGTATTTGTAGTGACTCCTCAGCCACCTTATGACATTGGCGATTTATGGATGCAGGGCGAAAATGGTGACATCATGCGATGCCGAGTACCTAAGAGTGATTCTTCTGAATACGCTGTGGATGACTGGGAAAAGGCATCTAAGTACACGGATGATACAAGAGCCAACGAAGTGCAAAAAGAACTGGAAACGGTCAATAAAGACTTGCAGAATCAGATTGATGGCAAGATTGAGACATACAATCAAGCTACTGATCCGTCAGCTACGTGGACTACGGAAGAGCTAAAGCAGAAGCATGTAGGAGACTTGTGGTACAACTCAAAAGAAGAGACCACACAACGTTGGAATGGTGCATCTTGGTCAATACTAAGTGATGCAGAAGCAAAGGCTGCTAAGAACCTTGCTATTACAAAGAAGCGTGTCTTTAGCGTGACACCTTATCCGCCTTATGACAAGGATGATTTGTGGGTACAAGGCACAAATGGAGATCTTATGCGTTGCGTGACATCACGTCAGAACGGTGAGTATGTCGCATCTGATTGGGTTAAGGCTACCAAGTACACAGATGATTCCGCAATCAATAACTTTGTTAAGAATACTTATGCTGCTGACCTTGAGAATATCAAGAATCAGATCGATCAGAAGATAGAAACCTGGTTCCAACCTACTGACCCGTCACTTAATTGGACTGGAAAAGAAACACAGCCCCTTTGCGATGTAAACGGGAATGAAATCTTAGATGTTAGTGGAAAAACTATCACAATCACTGTGGAAACCGAGAAAGCGACTCATGAGGGTGACTTGTGGAAGAATTCCAAAACTGGTGATGAATACATCTACAGAAGCGGAAATTGGGAAGAAATGCCAGTTCCGGACTCTGTATTTGATGAGATTGACGGTAAGTCATCCATCTATGTGACACAGCCGAAGCCACCTTATAACGTTGGTGATGCGTGGTTTACCGGTACAGATATCCTTACATGTGTAGTTGACCGTGACAGCGGAGAATTCGTTGCGTCTGATTGGCAGAAGAAAGATAATTATACAGACGATTCTACAGTAACGGACTTCATCGAAAACATTTATGATCCGAAAATTGAAGATATCCAAAATCAGATTGATGGAAAGATTGATACGTACTATTACGATTATGAGCCTACGAATTCAAACCATCCGGCATCTGAGTGGACTATAGCTTACGAAAGACAGAAGCACGTTGGTGACCTCTTCTTCTGGAAGAGCAAAGGTTTCACTTATCGCTATATGAAAGTCGATACATCTTATCAGTGGGTGAGAGTGAAAGATGCAGACATCGTATCTGCGATGGAAACAGCATCAAAGGCGCAAGATACCGCAGACGGTAAGAGAAGAAACTTTATTACAACTCCTGTGCCACCTTACGATGTTGGAGACTTGTGGACGCAAGGAAGCACAGGTGATCTGATGCGTTGCAAAACCGCAAGAGCCAGTGGAAATTATAATTCTTCTGACTGGGTGCTTGCAACGAAGTACACAGATGATACAGTTGCCAATAAGGCTATGGCTGATATCGAGGTTCTCAAAGACAAGATCAAATTAAAGGTATCCTCAGAAGATGTAGAATCCATCATCGAGCAGAAAGCAGACTCTATCCGAATGCAAGCAAAAAGCATTAGCTGGAAGTCGGAAGGCTCAAGTATGTCACCAACAGGATATTTAAAATGTAGTGGTGCTGAGATTGATGGAACAATCAGGTCTACAAATATACTCAGAACAGTGTATATGACTGCCGGATACAACCAATATTGGTACGAAACAAACAAGGTTGGGCTGATAGGAACCAACGGGTTTGCCGACACAAATTTTGCTATAAGAGGATTGAATTTTGACCTTGACGACGGTGGTCACTATATGACGTGGGCATCGAAAGACACACCTTCATCTACTAGCTATGCTATGAAAATGACATATGCTCGTAAATCATTTTCATCTTTTACAGCGGACTCTATAAACATGGGATGTAACATTGATATGCATAATTACAAATTGCTGAACGCTAAGTTTGGTGACGGAGGAATTACTGGAACTATGAATTTTGTGCAACGTTTCAAGGAAAGTGATGGGACAAAACAAGATTATTCTGGTTGTTATATGACATTCAAAAATGGAATTCTCGTAAAGGCAGCATGGCACAGTTAGGAGCAAATGTAATGAAAAAAGAAGTAATGAAATGTAAAGACAGAGAAATGATTATTGTTGAAGCTGATGATGAAATTATCGAGCCGGACAATGTAGAAGATATTTTCGTTAGCGAAACAGACACAGCGTTAAAAATTTTACTAGGAGAAGAATCATGAGCATGACAGAAGCTGCAAGGCAGATTAGAAAACTTATCGAACTGACAGCCAGTAACCTTACAGACGAACAGGCGACATCCTTGCCGTGCTGTTTCCCTGTTTGGAAAGAGGGCATGGAAGTAAAAGAGGGTGAACGCTATGCGGTACGTGTATCCAATGCGGTTGCCACAGTAGCACTTGATGATGGAGAACCGCAGATTGAGGAAAACCTTGTGTTGTGTAAATGTATGAAATCTCATACCACTACACAAGCAAACTCGCCAGAGGAATCCGAGGATTTGTGGAAGATACTTTAGAAAGGAGCAATCATGGCAGAGGAAAAGAAAGAAAAGGTTACGTTACCTTTCAATTTTCGTGTGAATCAATGCAGAAATTATATCCGACTAGCCATCAATACTGCGACAAGTGAGTATGGCTTGGACGGTGCTGTTATCAGCTTAATCATTGAATCTTTACTTGAGGATGAGTATAGAGAACAGGTAGCTTTTATGGCAGAACAGACAGATGCCATTGTAGAAGAGATTCAGAATAAGGATAAGGAGAATTAATCATGAAATGGACAGACTACACTACAAAAGAAACACTGGAAGACAATGACGAATTAATGATTCTTGACGCAGACGTCAAGGCAAATAAGCGTACCTTAATGAGCAAGATATGGAATTATGTTGTCGATAAGATGACCAGTGCAGTAGTAGCAAAATTAACCACTACAGACAAGACGGTTTTAGGAGCAATTAATGAATTAAATAGTAA